TTGAAGACCCTCATTCCTTCTCCATACGTTTTATCCATGTACTCGCTCTTGCAGATGTACGATGCTACCTTCGTAGTTCTCGCTTGTGCTTCTTCTTTAACCATGATTTTATCTCCTTTTTCTGATTAGTCCACATTCAATACATACTTTATCTTTGCCGTCGCTTCGTACCTCACCTTGGCACTCTTCGCATACTCCGGCCTTACTACCTACGTTGCTTCCTCTATTTAAACCCTTTGCATGATGCTTGTAGCGGTCCTTTGCCGGTACTTTATGCTTACCCTGAGCTAGATGTAGCTCATGGTTCTCTTTGTTCATTTGTTCCGCAAATTCTTTTGCCAGGTCGCCTATCGTCGTTACCATACTCCACCTATACGCACCATGAGGATATAAGTCTTCCGCCACTAGGTTGTAAAAATAATAAAAAAGGTTTTATTTGGTTGCTAACATAAGGTCGATATGTCTCATTATCCGGCCTACTTCCATGTCTGCAACCTTGTAAGCCTGTTGTAATTCAGTTACAATAGGGGTTATATCTGCTATTTGGTCTCTGAGTTTTGATGCTTTTTTCGACTTAGATTCTCCAAACTCTGCTAGCTCATTGCGAAGTGCTACGAACTCATTTTCTTTCTCAGCTAACATCTTATATGCTTCGATAAGAATATCATATCTCGTATCTATTTCTTCTTGTGAAACGTCTATCATTCATCCTCCATCATAAAATTGTTTAGAGCCAAGATCCTTGTCCTGGCTTTAATCCGGCTGCTTGTATCTGAGCATCGGTTAAATCGTTAATTGATGCTGCTTGTATGATATGACTAGGCAATGCATCAACGATAGGTTTTGGTGTACTATTAAGGCTACTATTTGATGAGTTTAATGGTTTTGTGGGATCTGTCGAGTTAAGGATACCGGCCCACGGATCTTCATTATCCATGCTATTAGTTGATGCACTATTTGATCCGTATTGCCGATCCATAATAGCCACGTAGAAGGGATCGGTGGTCTTCAGGCTCGGGTCTGAAGGTATGTATGGTACTCCGTGGCTTCCAGATCTTTGATCATATGCCATGCTTGGTACTACCAAAATCGCGATTGCGATTAAGGCCAAGATAAATCTGCTTGTCTTCATTTTCCTCACCGACTCCCTATACATCACTATGCTATTTATACCTTTTGCTTAGATTTTTTGAATAAAGCAAAGTGCATAATAATTTGGCATTGATGCTATAGCATTTCCGTTTAATGCTGTGCCTTCTGCTCCACTATGCGTATGCCCTGAGTTACTGCCTGCGCTTGCTGTCGTTCCGGTGTTCGTAGTTATATCTACGTCTACCGGATAATTGGAAGCATGATCCCATAATCTCATCGCGCTTGTCACTGGTATTACATCGATGAATGGATGTGTATGCGCGGCCATTTCATTTATAGTTAAAACGTGCGCGTCTACCGTTATCGTTCCAGTTGCAGTAAACGTTGTAGATCCGCCTGCCGTCCCTACATTATAGGTATTCCCCGCGCCAGGTACCATTTTCCCGCGAAGGTCCATAGTTCCAGATGTTCCGTCGCACAAATGCCAACCTGCAGGAATGGAGGCCACTGATCCATACCACCAAATTATTAAACCCGTGGCAACTCCAAGCCCCGCGAAGCTATTACCATGCTTGTTTCCACTTGCATAGTAAAGCAAATCTGCATCAGAGCCAGATCCTGGCCCATCGTTGCCTGAATACCAGAAAGTAGCCTGCATTTGGGTTTGGGTATAATAAAGTGTATCATGATTATGAGCTAAAAAATAAATATCAGCATCATCATATTGTGTTTCAAGATTATTAAGTAGCGTCGGAGTTAATACGGTGCTGCTAGTCCATGTAGGATTTTGTATATATGCCATATAATAACCTCTCACCGACACTTCATTATATAATATAAACTTCCATATAAAGGTCTTGGATCAAAGCTACTAAGACTTGCTGTAGATCCTGCGTGCGTATGCGTACCATCACCTGATGTTTGAAAGTTAATAGTAGCACTTTGTGTACTTACTCCAGTATAGCATGAGTAAGCATAACCATGCCACTGTTGTACTGTAGTGCCGTATTCAGTGTAACCGTGCGTATGTGCTGGTAATTCCGCCGTTAGAAGCTGATGCGCTCCAATAGTTACGCTTCCTGTCGCTGTTATGGTTCCATTCCAGGTTCCAGGCCCTCCAGTGTCTCCAGGATTGTAGCTTCCTCCAGCTCCAATTATGAACTTTTCTTGTAATGGAGGGGTCGTGTATCCGGCGTGCGCCGAACCATCGCAGATAAACCACCCTGTCGGTAATGGATATACATCAGGATTGTTATACCAGATCATTATCGCACCAATAGGTAGCATAGTGGTTAAAATATCACTTAAATGCAGTCCATCGATCTTATCAGCATCAAATCCGGTATAAAAATTCAGGGAAAAGAATGTAGTGTCTGATATATTTTCAGTAAAATATCGGTCGTCGTGAACGTGCACATCTATGATAGTTTTCATTTCCGTCCACTGTGTTTCAAGATGATTGAATAAAGCTCCAGATAATAGATCCGAAGTTGTCCAATTATGTTTGTCGTACATTTAGAATCCCTTCATTATATAACAGAGTGCATAAAACGGCGGCCTCTTATCTTGGTTTGAAGTACCTGCCAAACTCGCGGTATGCCCGTGGCTTATACCGCTTCCGGTACTTGTGGTTACTGAGCCTGGCGTAGTTGTACTGTTTACTATATAGCCGCCACTACTTTGATCAACCGGCTGGCTAACAAAAGTTGTCGGATAATAATCTGTTATTGTACCATGCTGATGTTTTGCGATTTCCGCCGCCGTTAATGCATGTCCTGCAACAGTTATTGACCCTGTTATAGTTACTGTATCTGATCCACCTATAGCACCATACGAATAATTTCCGCCTGATCCTACAATAAACCGATCCTGCATGTTAGGCGTTGAGTTATTGCCATCACAAAGATACCACCCTACCGGAATAGAGCCTTTGGAGCTATACCAGATACCGATACATCCCGCTGGAGTGCCTGCATCTAATATTTGCTGAGTCGTGAATCCATCGAGGGTCGCGGCTACAAGTTTCGTTCCAGAACCATCATCAGCCGCTGTAAAGTAAGTGCTATCGCAATGAGATTTTGTATAATATCTATCGGAATGTGTCATAGCATCAATATAAGTAGTAGTTGAAGAATAAATAGTCTCTAAGTTATTGAGTCCATTTACCTTAGCAGTAGTACTCATATTATTCTCGTTCCATTGGGTTATCACATAAACCACATTACCACCACCTTTTTATAGTTTAACATGAGTATATTAATCATGAAAGAAATCTCCTTAACTCAGGGTAAAGTAGCCCTGGTAGATGTTATAATACCTTAATTTTTATGCCCATTTGTTGTCAGTCACGATAAATTGGATAATTTCTAGTGCATTTTTAGTATGGCTATAAGAGAATGTATCTAGCAAAATTCCAGATCCTATAACATTTGTTGCTGCAGATCCGCCGTACATCTTAACAGTCGTCCATGAGCCATTTGCCGATCCTGAAGGTATGATGCAAATAGTCGTTATCTTATTGGATAAAATAGTTTGCGAAGTTCTGTAGCGCCTAAAACCGCCCGAAATATTAACTTCCAAGTACTTTATCTCATCACCTGATGCAAAACACGGCCACCCTGATGTAGAGGGGGTTGTAGTCAATCCTAGCATGGTTACACCTGAGAATATGTTAGGGGAATCTCCAACCAACCAATTCTTTGATAATGGTACTGGAATAATAATCACAGTACTCGATGCCGTGCTTGCTGCCGGTGCTTGGGATTGTGATAACGATAGGAATACCTTAACCCAATAATCTTCCACCGGGCCGCTCGCTAGTGTTACATCAAACCATGTATAGCCTTTCTCATCTCGCGTCTTTATTTGTGTCACTAAACATCCTACGTGAACTAAATCGTGCTCTGGAGACGTTACATATTGTAATTGGCCCGCTGCAAGCCCTGGCTCACTGGTAGTATATGTTATCTTGTCGCCTACTACTGCATACTGAGCTAGTAGCTTGTTAGCCTGCAGGATTAAACTGTCGGATGTCTTAAGTGCGGTTTCCTCTTGAATATTCTCTACATATCCAGTGCCGCCGCCTTCTATTGCCTGCCTAGCTAAAATTGCATCAAAATCAAGAGATACAGCCATGATATCATAATTACCTTTATATACCATTTTTATTATATCTCCTACATAGCCGGTACTCGTAGGTAGCAATTTTGTTCCAGAGTAATCTTGTGATATGGTATTATCTCCCTCGGACCAATACCAATCTTTACTAGTATCAACCGATTTTATGCCTACTGTTTTAGCTACATAAGCTCCGCCGTTTAAGCTAACATATATCAAGGGTGCCTCTGCTATCGGATATCCAACGGGAAAAGTTGTAGTATTACCGTCACCGGCTGCGTATTCTGTTTGAGCATCAGTAGTATTTTTTCCGCCCTTCATATATTGGTAATCTCGAAATTCCGGGTTTCCACTGACTACTGTTAACGAATTATTTTTAACATAAGGATAGTTATCCCCTACCTTTTCAATATTGAACGGTGCCGGGTATGTAGTCCGGGGTATGAAGTAAAACTTCTTATCTGCAGATATGAACCATGTATAACCTGCATATGTGGCGCATTGATCCAGGAAAGAATTAACCATGCAGGTAAAAGCTTGAGTAATCATCACTGCCGGACTAGTTACGATAATAGCACCTAGTGATATTCCTTCTGCCATTAATATATTAGTGAAAACATATGACACCATTTCAGAGACTTCGGTATTAATCCAGCCCTTGATAATGGCTCTCTTATCTGCTTTGTAATGGTTGTCGACGCAAGCTACTTTATGATACATCGCGCCTCCACCACCTTCTAGCATGGTCTCCGTCGAAGAATCCACATAGCCAGAAAACATAAGAGCATTATCGTCGCTGTCTATGACAGTAACGGGTTGCCCTTTGCTCCAGTGATAAGCTCCTAACTCATCCCATACTGTGACATCGAGAGTGGACCTATCCTCCACCTTGTCTACTATGACGGTTTTTTCCATAAGATTCAATAGGCT